CGAGGATAGGATTGACAACATAGGTCAGAATGGCAACGAGGGCTTACACTATGAGTAAACGCTTAATGGTGATACCTGACACTCAAGTCAGACCTAATGACGACCTAGAATACCTAGAACGCATTGGGAAATATGCTGTTGATATGCTACCTGATATTATTGTGATGCTAGGCGATTTCGCAGATATGCCATCCTTGTCTAGCCACGATAAGGCTGGTAGCAAGAGTATGGAGGGGCAACGCTACAAAGCAGACATCAAGATTGTTCACGAGGCAATGGATAAGCTGCTAACCCCTATACGACAAGAGCAGCAACGGAGGATAGATAATCATAAACCTCGCTGGAACCCACGGATGGTAATGTTGTACGGGAATCACGAGAATCGCATAAATAGGGCAATAGACAACGACCCTAAACTTGATGGTTTAATCTCCTTGGAGGATTTAGGATATGAAGAAGCTGGATGGGAAACCGTGCCCTTTCTACAACCGATTATTATCGAAGGCATTGCTTTCTGTCATTACTTTGTGGCTGGGGTTATGGGTCGCCCTTGTGGTACTGCCCGTGCTCTGCTTGCTAAGCATCATCAATCTTGCATTGCTGGTCATCAACAAGGTAGAGATATTGCTTATGGACTTAGAGCAGATGGTTCGGAGGTTATGGCACTAATCACAGGTAGTTGTTACGAGCACGAGGAATTTTACTTAAATCACCAAACCAACCGCCACTTCAGGGGTTTGTATATGTTGTTTGATGTCAAGGATGGGATGTTTGATGAATGTCCAATCAGTTTACGATACTTAAGGAAACGCTATGCAAAAAAGGATTAATGATATAACACCTCAAGAATGGGATAATATGAATAAATCACCCAGTACAAAACAAGTAGGTGGCGACCACTACAAGAAGTTTAAGATACAACCAGCCGAATTTTGCTACAAGAATGGAATCCCTTACCTAGAAGCCACAGCAATCAAATACCTTTGTAGGTGGAGGGACAAGGGGGGAATTCAGGATTTAGATAAAGCCATCCATTTTATTGAACTACTGAAGGAGTTTGAAAGTGCTGACGATTAAAGAATTGCAAGAGGTTATGCTTGAGCAGTTAGATGAGTTGGAGATATTTGACCTACTGGAAATTACCGCAGAGGATTTAGTTTATGCCTTTGAGGATAAGATAGCAAAATATTCTAAAAAGATAGAACTTGAGTTAGCGGATGCACAGGAGGATTTATGGTAAAGAAAGCAAAATTTAAAGTAGACCAAAAGCAATGGCACGTGCAGTTAGATTGTGAAGTGGAAGTTCTTAAGAGGGGATATTACCCCGATACGGTTATAGCTAAACTTCCTGATGGAAAAGAAATTCATGCGGATATGGCGTACCTAGCAAAATTAAAGGGGGCTTAATATGTTTATATCAGTAGAATTTATTACAGGAATGATGCTCGGATTTGAGTTAGTGGATAAACGGATGCTTGGTGAGGAAAGTGGGTATGTTGTTGTAATAGATTTATTTATTATTCGTCTGATGATTGACAATTAATGATTTTACTGATTACAGAAAACCTGTCTTATGATATAATAGTATTATAGTATAAGTTTATGCTATATAACCAAGGAGAATATTATGTGGAAAACACCTGCTGCAACAGAAATGCGTTTTGGTTTTGAAGTAACCCTCTACGTGATGAACCGATAAGCCAATTTTAACGCTGTACGGCTTGTTTAAAACTAGGGGTCTATGTAACGGTATCAGTTTTATATGATAATCGCTTCTAGACCCCTTTATGTGCGTTTTAGAGGCTACTGAACACTTTTAATGGATTTACCACATCATTTCCTATTACTTCAGCACCTATTGTAGCAGCAGAAGGGAATATTAAGATATTTCTCAATGTTTGTTTACGAGTTATGTCTGAAACACCTTTTGGTATAGCTGCAATTTTCTTAGATATATCCATTGATGTTTGTCTATCCAAAATCCCCAACTCACGAAGTTTAGAAGCATTAGTTCTATGATACTTCAACATAGCTTCAGGAGTGTCTAGATTTTTAATTTGTTGTTGATAGGCATTAATCACATCTTGTTTACCAGTGGGTGATTGGTTTATTAATGCAATAGCATTATCCACACTTGGAGAACCTATACGTAATTGCTCATCAAGTAGTGTAGGTATGGTATCACGAGCCTCAGCAATAAACTCTTGCTTTTCTGCTGCTTTCAATACGCTGTATTGCTTTTCACCTACATTACGCTCTAAGTATTGGTCAAAACGAGCCACTAGTGCTTTACGTGCATCTTCAGGTATCTTTGTTTTAGTTTCAGTTTCAGCACCTTTTTTAGCAACCGTGTAAACGCCACCATTTTGCAACAGGTTTAATACATCTTGGCGAGATGTTGCAGCAATCTTAGGGTCTTTAGATAATTCATTGCGTAAAATCTTTTGTAGGCTCACCACCTCAGAAGGTTTCATTCTATCTCGTTTAGCCAATACAGCAACATCATCTAATAGTAATTTATATTCAGGAGATGTGCTGAATACATTAGGCATACTGGTTGTCTTTCTAGCAGCCTCAGTAACTTTCATACCAAGCTTATCAAAGGTAGCAGGAACCACCTCACTTGATACAATATTAGTTTCTTTTAATTTTTGTAGGGTATTATAGTAATCATCCCTTAAAATAGTAGAAGCCTTCTTACCAATATTTTGACTAAATGCAAATTCATCAGCACCAAAGATTTCTGCTTTCAAAGCATTTTGGACTGCCTCAGAATTTTCTGTGGTATGTAAGATGTCATAAGTATCCTTGCCAAACATCTTTTCGCCTACAATTTTACTGGCTTTTTCCTCTAACTGACCGGGGAGCATACGAGCAACAACACGACCTTTCCAAGGAAGAAGACCTGTTACTGCTTTTGCACCTATACCTAAAGTTTGTGTACCTAAACCAAATGCAGTTTCCGCAGCAAGAGTGGTAGCTGGAGTATTACCCATAGCACGAGATACTTCACCTGCTGTACCTGATGTTAAACCTAATATCCCACCTGTCAAAGCACCTGCTGGCGCACCAACAAGAGTAGGAGCACCTAGAGCAGCACCTACACCAGCACCAATAGCACCTTGAGCCAACACATCTTTAACTGAGAAAAGTTGAGGTTGGATGGGTGTTGTAAATATATCCCACATAGATTTAGGGGCTGCCAACTTCTCAGCAACAGTTTCAGGAGCAGTTATCGTTGCAATGGCTTCAGGAGATAAACTAAACTCATCAAAAGCATTACTTTCTTGTGAAAACTCATCAAAAGCATTTGCCATATTATCTATTTTCCTAATATTCGTTTAGAAGCACCTGCACCAAATTTAGCATCAAAATCAGCAGCTAAAGATGGATTTGCTTTTAATTTATTAATAGCACCTTGAGGAATTGCAGCAGTAGGGGCAAGCATATCTCTATCCGTGCCATTTACTTTCAACCAATCTTTAAATGCAACATTAGGATTTTTCTTAGCATACACACTATATTTAGCAACATCCGCACCAGTGAAGGGAATAAATTGTTGTAATTTCTCTACGTTTGCTCTTACTAAAGCTTTTTGGTCATCATTTAAAGCAGGGTTAGCCATAGCCGCTTCAGAAGCCGCTTCAGCAATTTGTCGCAACTCACCCATCTTTTGCACTTGAACAATGTATGGTTGACCAGCCTTAGCAATCAAGGCATTTTTTAAGTTGTCTAATTGACCAATAGTTGTGCGTCGTCCAGCATTTTGCATTGTACCAATGTTTTGGATAACTGGTAGCATGATGGATTCGTATTGACCAGCTTCAGCAGGAGTAATTTGTGTACCTAAAGCTGCACTAGTAGAGGACAAGATACCTGTCCCTTTAATATTAGTAAATATACCAGCAGTAATAGGTGATGTGCCACCTTGAGTTAATATATTCAAGTTGGTTGTAGCAGGTACAAGTTCGGCAGATGATGTTACAAAGTTATTTGCATAACCCTTCTCATATACACTACTTGTAGAAGTATTTTTAGGATTTAATTGAGCAGCTAATTGTTTTAAATCTCTTTGACCATCTATGCGTATTTGTGCAAGTTCTTTAGCATCTGCTTGGCGTTGTTTAGCTGCTTCAATACGGGCTTCTACAGCAGCCGCAGCTTGGTCTAACATTGTTTGACGATAAGCCGCTTTGTCTGCACTTGTTTGCATCATTGTTGCTAATTTTTCAGCAGACATATATGGAGCAGCAGTTGCAATAATTTGTTCAGTAGTTGGAACTTGACCTAACTCTGCTGAAGCAGCATATAATGTTTGTAATGCTTGTGAGGCTTGTTGTTCTTGTAGCAACTCAGATTGTTTAATAGCAGCATTTGCAGTGTATTGTGCTGCTTGTGCTTGCTCTGTTCCAATTTTAGCATTAGCCAATTTACCTGCTTGCATATTTTGATAAGCATTACTAGCCAACTCAGGCAAATTAGCTTGCATAGCCGCTTGATATACAGCAGCACTTAATTTGTATGGGTCTTGCATATCTTCAGGTGACAAAGAGGATTGCACTTGTTGTAATACATTATTCTCTGCTGATTGTCTAGCAAGCATTG